GCGTCGATCTTGGATCCTTAGCCGCGGGATCCACTGTCTACGACTGCCAGGCCACGCTCCGGGACACGCGCCGCGTCAACTGCATCGTGGTGGGCGAGTCCGCCATCGACTGCGACTGGTCGCATGTGGACGGCGCCGACAACCTATGACCGAGGAAAACGCCATCGCGCTCGCCGACTGGTCTGGGTTCATCGCCGATTGCAGGACTCCCGGCGTTGAGGTATTGGATCCATGGGAGCGGTCGGCGCGGAGTCGTCGGCTGGCGGCCGAGCAGCGTGAGCTTGACATGGAGCGTGCCAGGGAGCGGCGTCGCAGGTATCGGCTCAGGCATCCGGATCGGGTGATGGAGTCGGATCGGAGATATCGGGAGTCGCATCGCGATCAGCGTGCCGAGTACATGAGGGCGTGGCAGAAGCGGAATCCGGAGAAGAACCGTGAATCCTCGCGGAGATACCGGGAACGATTGAAGGAAAGGAAGATGAATGGTCAGCAAGGCGAAGGCTGAGATGATCCTGAAATGGCATAGGGACGGCTACGAGGTGGGCGAGATCTCCAGATTGCTGAAGATCGGCGAGGAGGAGTGCCGGAGCATCATCCTGCACCCGGAACTGGCCGAGACCGTCCCGAAGCCGAAATACGGGCCGGAGTTCATCGAACCGATGTTCGAATAAACGTCGAGACCCGTCCACGCTCAGCAAGGATCCGTGGGCGGCCGACATGGAAAGGACACTCATATGAGCATCGACATCCAACAGCAGGCCGTTGCGGCGCTCCAAAACGAAGATCAGGTATGTAACACCATGGCAGAGGCGTATGTGATTGGCTATAAGCGCGGCTGGGACCAGGCGCTCGCGCTCGCCATCCGGATCGAGCAGGCCATTAACAACAGCGACGACCTGTTTTCGGGCAGGATGCGGCCATGAGCATCGACTGGCAGTCGGACCCGGAGTTGGCCGACCTGGTGCGCCGTGCCCGCAACGGGGAGCGCATCGTGGAGGACTCCGATCGAGAGGCGGACAGGCGTGAAGCGCAGAAGGCGCGGAACCGTGAGGCGTCGCGCCTGTGTCATGCGAGGCGTCGCGCACGGCTGAAGGCCATGAAGAATGAGAGAATGGGCGAATAGAGAGAAACCCCGGCATTCCTTCGAACACCAGGGCTCCGCGTGGTAACGGACCCGGATTGTAGACGAAGGAGTTGGGAATGTCAGTAGCCACGTGTCAAGTATGCGATCGGCCGGTCGAAGCCGGGTACTCGTTGTGCCCGGCGTGCGAGCTCGACTTCGCGCTCCTGCTGCTGCAGTTCGTGCCATGGACGCACGCGTTGGAGGCCAGTCTGGATGCGACCTTGCATCCGGGAGGCCATCAGCCCGTCAGGATCATCACTCCGACGGCGCCGACCCCGTTGCGCCTGGACGTGCTCGACCATCTTGACCTGCTCGCCAGCATCGCCCAGGGACTATGGCGCAGACTGACCGGCGTGAACATTCTCAAATGGCGGCGCGACCTGTGCCCGGACGTCATCGGATGCCTCACCGACGCCGCCATGCACTCCAACCTCACCAAGATTCCCGACATCGGCATGTACGTCGCGCAGTTCCAACGGCTCAAACCCAAGACGCTGGCGATCATCGACCCGCCCGACCGGTCGGCGCCGATCGGCCAATGCCTGACCTGCGGTCTCACCGTCACCGCCACACGGGACGCCGAAACCGTCACCTGCCCCGTCTGCGGCAGGGAGCAGACGGCGAGCGCCGTGCGCCTGGATCTTCTGGAGCGCAGCATTCGCAGCGGCAAGGCGTTTACGGCGGGGGAGTGCGCGCGACTATTGCGGTCGTGTGGGTATCGGATCAGCCGCAAGACCATCACCTCGTGGAAGACGCGTGGGCTGATCGCGCCGGCCGGCGCGGATGATGCCGGCAAACCCCTGTATTCGTTGGCTTGCGTGGTGGATCGGCTGCGTTGCGACACGCCGGTGGACTGACGTTTTTGGAAGTGCATCCGATACTTGTCAGTGGATTAGAGGGTCTGAATCATGGCGTGAGGCATGTTCGGGCCCTCGATTCATATCCGATGGATGGTTGGCGGAGCAGTCGAACGCACCCGCTCGCTAGGCGGGAGACGAGGAATCGTTCGCAGGTGCGAATCCTGCACCATCCGCTCCATGGCCGGCACCAATATCTACTGGCAAATGGATGCCGGCCATCTCCATTTTTGGAATACACTGGCAGCATGCCAGTAGAGAATAACGAACAATTGGATGCCGTCAGAGAGGCTGCGCTGAAATGGGTTGATTCCCATTGGAACAAATCCAGGGATTGCCCGGTTTGTGGCGGGAACGAATGGAACGTCGAAGACATCATGCAGATGATGCAGTTCCATAACGGGGCGATAGTCATCGGCGGCCCAACGAGAATCATTCCTGTCGTACCGGTGGAATGCGTGCGATGCGGGTACACGATGTTGTTCAATGCGATGATCGCCGGACTGATTCATGCTGACGATAAGGAGCATGATGAACGAGAGTCGTGAACGACGGGACGAGCTGTCTTCCAACCGGAATTTTTCGATATCGCAGCGCCAGCGCAAGGAGGTGAGCGTGGAAGTGCTTACCAGTGAAATCGATCACGTGAAGAAGATGGTGGACGATTTGCAGTTGCCGTCGCCTGCGGTTGATATCGGGATTGGATTGTTCTCCGGAATTCTTGTTTCCGGGGTTTTCGCGCTTATCAGCGCCTACAGCGGCGAGGTGCCAAGCTGGTCGTTGAACCTCTCCTGGATGCTGACCGGAATCGGCCTCGCGGGGACGGTACTGTGCGTGCTGTTCCGGTTGAAGCAGAAGAACACCGAGCTCGAAGAGAAGAAGAGCATCAACGACGAGCTTGAACGCTGGAAATGTTCGGAGACGTCAGACGGATTATCCATACGATTGGATCCCGAGCTGTGGTCCAACGTGTTCCAGACGATAGGTCGTGACTTCTCGACCTCGATTATCGGTTCCAAACCCGATAAGAAGGGCTGAGCAAGCGAAATCGCCCAGTACCTTGTACTTTGTAGCCCCGCCTTGGTGCGGGGCTTTCTCATACCAAGGGGAAGTGCATGATGCCGCCCACCATCACACTCAAGATCACGGACAACGCGGACCGGCAGCTCGCTACGATGAGCGTGCCCGTGCCGTTGTCCGGGGAGCCGGGCGAGTGCGCCATGTTCGACGCCGAGAAGTTCGAACTATTGCTCGACCGGGCTTCGATCGCGTTCCGCAAGGTGTTCGACGAAGGAGCTGGATTATGAGGATTCCCAAGGAGATCATCATCGACAGTCGCACCGGCAAGGTGCTCATCGACGGGCTGCCGTTCATCTACCCGCTGGCCGACCGCACGCCGAGGCCGCAGTTCGATCATTGCGATTACGGCATCGTATGGCTGCCATTGATCGCGGACAAGGTCACCTACCGTGCCGACTTGAAGCTTGGAGGCGTGACCTATGGCGAAACGCAACCCGCGCAGGAGCAACGGCCACAGGCGTGACCAGCTGATAGCCCGGCATCGTGCCGCGGGCCGTGACTGCTACATCTGCGGGCGTCCCATCGACTACACGCTCAAAGCCCCAGATCCGATGAGCTTCGTCGTGGACGAGACGATACCCGTGTGCCGTGGCGGCGACCCGTACAGCTGGACCAACACGCACGCCGCGCACCGCTGGTGCAACCAGGTCAAGGGCGCCCGCTCGCTCGACTGGGCGCGCGCTGAGGTGCGGCGCATCCTCAACGGGCAAGGCGAGGGCACGCGGACCAGGCCGACCATGATGCCATACAAGAGGCTCGGCCTGTGACCGTCGGCCACCCACGGGCACCCGTCCGCACCACCGGCGCCCAGCCCACCCCGGGGCATAGGGCTCATACCCCTCTGGGAAAAGAAACGTAACGTAACGCGGCTCGTTTGACGACGTGAGGGTTGGAGGGCGTCATGTTCTACGACATCAGACCATCCGATGCGGAAAGGTTCTCCAAGTACTTCGAGAAGACGGACGAATCGTCGTGTTGGGAATGGACGGGGGCGAAGAACCGCAAGGGATACGGGAATTTCCATTTCAACGGAACATGCGTCGCCGCCTACCGGTTCTCGTACGCGCTGGCTCACAGCGGGATAATCCCGGACGGGTACATGATCGACCACAAATGCTTCAACCCTGCCTGCGTGAACCCGTCCCACCTTCGATTGGCGACGGCGAAGCAAAACGGTGAACATCGCAAGGGACCGAATACGAACAGCAGATCCGGCGTGCTTGGCGTCTACTACCGAAAGGACAGAAGACAATGGCAGGCCTGCATACGGGCAAACGGAAGGAACTACCGCAAGGGTCCGTTCAAGAGAAAGTCGGAAGCGGCCAAGGCTGCCCGCGAACTCAGGAACATGCTGTACACGTTCAACGATCTCGACAGGACCGATGATGAAATGCGAGGAATGCGGTAACGAATTCAGGCCATCAGGTCATGGGAAAAAGCAAAGGTACTGTTCAGCGAAATGCAAACAGGCCGCATATCGCAAGCGCAGACGCTCGTCCGAGCCGCACCATGATCCAATAGCCGAGGACATGAGCATCGGCACTCGGAGCGAGCTGGACCGCCGGGAGTTCGAGCGGATGATGGACGACGGCGTGGAGGACGCGATCCGTCTGGTGCGCGACCGGCTGAAGGCCGCGTTGGACGATCCGGGCACGCCGGCGAACACACTGCCGGCCATCGGACGCCAGTACATCGAACTGTGCGAACGCCTGCAGGGCATGGACGGGCAGGCGGACCTGTTCGGCCAGACCGACGATATGGGGGTGACGGAGGATGTCGGAGCGTCGATTGTCTGAAATCGCCCGGCATCTGGTCCAGCCGTCCGGCATCACGGGCAGCGACTTCAACCTGGTCAACCGGGCCGCCGTCAAGGCCGGCATCCGCTACGACCTGTGGCAGCAGGGATTCCTGTACCTGCTGCTCGCCAAACGGGAGGACGGCCGGTACGCGTGCGGCGCCGGCGGCGCCGTCCTGTCCAGCTGCAGACAGATCGGCAAGACGTTCATGATCGGCACCGCGATGTTCATCCTGTGCGCCGGGCGCAAGGGCACGCTGGTGATCTGGACCGCCCACCACACGCGCACCAGCGACGAGACGTTCAACGACCTGTGCGAACTGGCGCGCACCCCCGTGCTCGCCCGCTACGTCGACCACATCCGCCGCGCCAACGGCCAGCAGGAGATCCGATTCTCGAACGGCAGCAGGATCATGTTCGGCGCGCGCGAGAACGGGTTCGGCCGAGGCATGCACTCCGCGGACATCGAGGTGTTCGACGAGGCGCAGATCCTCACCGTCAAGGCATTGGACAACCTCATCCCCATCGTCAACACGTCACCGAACCCGCTGGTCATCCTCATGGGCAACCCTCCCAAGCCCGGCGACCAATCAGAAGCGTTCGCGGAGAAACGCGCCAACGCGCTCGCCGGCTCGGACGGCATGCTGTACGTGGAACTGAGCGCGGACCCGGACGCGGACCCCGACGACCGCGACCAGTGGGCGAAGGCCAACCCCTCGTACCCGCGGCGCACCGGCGAGGACGCGATCCTGCGCATGCGCAACCTGCTGGCCGAGGACAGCTTCAGACGCGAGGCGCTCGGCATCTGGGACGAGACCACGAGCATGCACGTCATCGACCCGGAAGCGTGGGCCGAGGGAGCCGTCGAACAGCCGGATACGACCGGGCTGCTCGCGTTCGGCGTGGACATGCCCCCCGACCGCGGCGCGCTGGCCATCGGATACGCGATCAGGAAGCCTGACGGTACCGCGCTGGTGGGCGTGGAGGAGTACCGGAGCACCGGCACGCAGGGCGTGGCCTGGGCGGTGGAATGGTTGGCCGAACGCTGGGCCAAGACCGCGGCCGTGGTCGTCGACGCGCAGTCACCGGCCATGAGCCTGCTGCCCGACCTCAAGGCCCGCCACGTGCGCGTCACGGTCACCCAGACCCGCGACTTGGGCGCGGCGACCGGTCGCATGCTCGATATGATCCGCGACCGCAAGATCCTCCACCTGCCCGACGCCGAGCAGCCCCAGTTGGCGATGGCCGTGCACGGCGCCACGCTGCGCGATCTCGGGCCGAACGGGGCGGTCGCCTGGCAGAAGAAAGGCTCGGACGTGGACATCAGCCCCCTGCAGGCCGTCACTTTGGCCCTGCACGGCGCGTATACGACCAAGAGACGTCCGGGACGCAAACAGAAGGTGATGATATGAGCGGTTTCTACCTGGCGGACGGCACGCGCCTGGACATGGCGCCCAAGGTCAACGGCAGCCCGTTCCTGTCGACCTCCAGCAGCTTGATCGGCCCCATCAAGGGCGTCGCGGACGAGGACATGCCCGTGATCCGCCAACTGCTGAAGGTGTGGCGCGACAAGTACCCGCGCAACCTGATCCGCACCGCCTACTACGACGCCAAGGAGAAATTCCGCGACTTCCGCATCAGCATCCCCGACACCATCAAGACGAAGGCCAGGCCGATGATCGGCTGGCCCGCCAAGGCCGTGCGCAGCCTGTCCGACCTGAGCGTGCTCGAAGGCCTGAGCATCCCCGGCGACGACACGCACGGTCTGAAATCCCTGTTCGACGACAACCGGCTGGATGTGGAGATCCCCCAGTGCATCGTCAGCTGCTACACGCACTCGTGCAGCTTCATGACCGTCAGCGCCGACCCGGACGACGAGGACCGCATCGTGTTCACCCCACGCTCGGCCGACTGGAGCAGCGCCATCTGGGACCGCATGAACCGGCGCATCGCGGCCGCCCTGACCATCACCGAGAACGATGCGGAAGGCAGGATCACCGGCTTCGACGTGTGGCTGCCCCGTAGGGTGTACCGGTGCAGGGGCCGCATCATGCCGTGGACCGCCGAAGCGCACGAGACGCATCTGGACGAGTGCACCGTCGTCCCGTTCATCCACGACCCGCAGATGAACCGGCCGTTCGGACGAAGCCGCATCAACCGCACCGTCATGAGCCTGACCGACATCGGCTTCCGCACCGTCGTCCGCATGGAAGCCAGCGCCGAATTCTACAGCGTGCCCAAACTCTGGTTCCTGGGCGCCGACCGGGACGCGTTCAGCGACGACACCTGGAGCAGCCTGATCAGCGCCATCAACGCGATCGGCAAGGACGAGGACGGCGACCTGCCGCAGATCAACCAGATCACCCAGGCCAGCATGCAACCCCACTCCGACATGCTCAAGACCGTGGCCATGCTCGCCGCCAGCGAGATGAGCGTGCCCGTCGACGAAATGGGCATCACACTCGACAACCCCAGCTCGGCCGAGGCCATGGCCGCGGCCGAACGCAAACTCACCCGCATCGCCGACCGGCAGAACCGCATCTTCACGCGCGCCATCCGCGACATGCTCGCCATCGCAGTCCGACTGCGCGGCGAAGACCCATCGGACATGCGCGACGTACGCCCAATCTGGTCACCCACACGCGAGGTCAGCATCGGCGCCCGCGCCGACGCGTTCAGCAAGATCGCCCAGGTCCAACCAGCCTTCGCCCAAAGCGAGGCCGGATGGCGCTACGCCGGATTCAGCCAGGACGACGTCGCCTCCATCATCAGCGCAGTCAAAACCCAACAGGCCCGAGGCGTGCTCGACCAGCTCGTGAACGGAGGCGTCGATGGCGGACAACCAACCCAGCCAAACACCGGACCGCGAGGACCTCAACCGGCTGAACAAGGCGCATAACCGCACCGTCGAACAGGCCAGACGCGAACTGCAGAAAATCTGGGACTCCGTCATGGTCCGCTACTACGACGACCCCGCCGCACAACGCGACGCCCTGCTCGAACTCGTCTCCGCGCTCGCGGGCAAGTACGCGGACGTGGATGGGGCGGCGGCCGCCGAATGGTACGAGACCATGCGGCTGAAATGGTTCGACGACGACTTCGAGGTGAGCGTCGGCTACGACGACGCCACCCGGTGGATCCGCGAGGGCATCCGCACGCAGGCCGGCGCATTGTGGGGCGACGACCCGGACAAGCTGCGCCGCTACATGATGGCCAACATGGAACGATGGGTCAAGCAGGGCGGACGCGACACCGTCACGCGCAACGTGGAGCGGGATCCGCGCAAGCCACGGTTCGCGCGCGTCCCGCAGGGGCCGACCTGCGGATGGTGCGTCATGCTCGCCTCCCGCGGCTGGGTGTATTCGAGCGCCGAGGCCGCCGGCGAGCTCAGGAAATACCACAACGACTGCAACTGCGAGATCGTGCCCAGCTGGGACAAGGACAAGCCGATAGTCGAGGGCTACGACCCCGACGTCCTGTACCAGCGGTACCTGAAATGCCGTGAGACCGTCGAGGACGGGCTCGAATCCAGATATCCCGACGAGCGCATCATGGTCGTCGATCGCAAAACCAAAAAACGTCGCTGGGAGAATTTCAACGAGTTCTCCGCGCGCATGATCGCCCGTGAAATCGACCAACGTAACCGCGATTGGGCCAATGCCATAACCGACGAATGCGAGGTCGACAAGGAGCGCGGAGCCAAACCGCTCAGTAAGGAGTGGGAGGTAGGTAAACAGCTGGCGACAGTAGGTTTCGATGTCCGGTTCATCAAGGAGATCAACAAGACCGGTGTGAAAACCCCCGACGCTTATCTCAATGACGTGCCATGGGAATTCAAAATTCCTGATTCCTGGAATCAGGAAAAGACTGTGAAAAATCAGTTCAAGAAGGCTCACGATAAAGGGACGTCAAAGCTGCTTATCTCCAACATACAAAATCATGCATCAGCCGAAGCAATGATTGCGGAAATCAGAAAAATAATGGATTCCGATGAATTCACCTATATAGACGAGGTCTTGTTCTGGGATTGCGTCGATAGCCGATTGACCAGATATATGAGGAAAGCGGCCCAGACACCAGTGAATTAACCCAGGTAGGAATCCGCTTTCACAAACTATTCTAGCACTTTTTCGTTGTCCGCACGGACGGCTCTTTCACGCCCGGAACGGGCTCATCAAACCACCACGCCCGGAACGGGCCCATCAAACCATCAAGGAGGAACCATCATGCACCGCAACGCCATGCTCATGCGCCGCATCCGCTTCATCGACAATCCGCCGGAAGACAACGGCGGCTCCGATGGCGGGGAAGGCGAAGGCGAGCCGATCGACTGGGAGGCGAAATACCACGACGCGGTAAAGCACTCCCGTGAATGGGAGAAACGCGCCAAGGACAACAAGGCCGCCGCCGAGGAGCTGGAAAAGCTCAAGGAATCGCAGATGAGCGAGGCCGAAAAGACCGCCAGGCGCATCAGCGAGCTGGAGGCGAAGAACGCCGCCTACGAGTCCGAGAAACAACAGGCCGCCTGGAAGGCCGAGGTCTCCAAGAAAACCGGCGTGCCCGCCGATCTGCTGCGCGGCAGCACGCTCGAGGACATCCAGGCGCACGCCGAACAGCTCGACGCCGTCCTCCACCCCAAGCCCAAAGGAGCCGGCCTGAAGGACCCGGGCCGCACCCCCGAACACAAGACCAATGACGCCGACGCGAGCCTGCGCTCCTACGTGGGCCAGCTGTTCGGACGAAACGAATAACCGAAAGGACCAATCATCATGGCAATGGACACCACCAAGATCAGGCTGCCCCACGAAGTGGCCACCGTCATCACCAAGAAGGCCAAGGACACCAGCACCATCGCCGCGCTCAGCACGGCCGAACCCCAGCTGTTCCTCGACAAGGACTACATGGTGTTCAACGGCAGCAGCGAGGCCGAGGTCGTGGCCGAGGGCGCGCAGAAGAGCAGCTATGAGGAGACCTTGACCCCTGTGGTCGGCAAACGGTTCAAGGTCGTCACCACCACGCGCGTCACCTCGGAGCTCAAGTGGGCCGACGAGGACAACCAGCTGCAGATCGTCAAGAGCATCCAGGACGACCAGGCCAAGGCATTGGGTCGAGTGCTCGACTACGTGGTCTACCACGCGTTCAACCCCAAGCCCAAGACCACGCTCGACGGGTTCACCGCCCTGTCCGCGTCCGCCGTGCAGGTCACGTCCTCAGGCGACGAAGTGGCCGACATCGACGCGCTGGCCGAGGCCGTGTCCGACGAATACGACATCAACGGCATCGCCCTGAGCAAGACATGGGCCGCTCAGCTGCGCAAGCTGCGCGTCCCGTCCACCGGCATGCGCCTGTACCCGGAGATCCCGATCAACCTGCAGGTCGGCAACCTCGATGGCATCCCCGCCGCCACCAGCGGCACCGTCAACGGCCGGCTGATCACCCCGGCGACCAAGGTGCTCGCCTTCCTGGGTGATTTCAGCCTGATCAAGTGGGGCATGGTGCGCGACATCACCAGCGAGATCATCGAGTACGGCGATCCGGACAACACCGGCAAGGACCTGAAGGGCTACAACCAGATCGCCTACCGCACCGAGGCGCTCTACTCGTACGCGATCCTCGACCCCAAGGGAATCGCCGTGCTCAAGGCGGGTGAGTGACCGTGGCGTACCCGTCCCAGACCCTCATCGTCCAGAAGCCCGGCAAAAAGAAGAAGCCCGGCCCGTTGAGCATGCCCGTCGACCTCGTCAACCCAGACGGCAGCCCGTTCACCGGCGGCGGCGACTCCGCGATCACGTCCGTGCAGGTCACCGTCGACGACAACACCGGCACCCCGTCCTGCACCGGCAGCGTCCAGGACGGCGTCCTGAAACTCGCCTTCAAAAACCTCAAAGGCACCGCAGGCGCAGCCGGAGCCAAGGGGGACAAAGGCGACAAGGGAGACACCGGCCCAGCGGGGCCCGCCGGCGCCGACGGCACGAGCTTCACCAAATGCGCCGCCGTGCCCGACGTGAGCGGCGAGGACGCGGCCGCCGCGATCGCGACGGTCAACGCGCTGCTCGCCAGCCTGCGCGCGGGCGGCGTGCTCAACGCAAGCTGACCGAAGGGAGGCGGGACATGACGGACGACGAGAAACCGCCGGAGCCTCCCTTCGCCACCACCGAGGATCTGGAAGCCCGATGGCATCCGCTCACCAGCGATGAGACCGAACGGGCCCGTACGCTGATTGGTGACGCGAGCGACTTGATCATGACCCAATGCCCGCGCTGGCGCGGAGCGTCCGACGCGACGCTCCGCCGCATCTGCTGCGCCATGGTCAAACGCGCCATGCTCGCCTCGGATCGCGCCGGCGTCAGCCAGAGCACGCAGACCGCAGGCAGCTTCAGCGAAAGCATGAGCTACAGCAACCCGGACGGTGACCTGTACCTCACCTCCGCCGAACGCAAATCCCTCGGCAAGGGCGTGCAAACCGCGTTCCACATCCACATGGGAGGCGTCGCATGAGAGGCGAGACCGTCACCGTAGTCCGCCATACGACCACGGGCGTGGACGAGTACGGCAACCCCGTCCACGGCGAAACCGTCGAGGACGTGGCCAACGTGCTCGTCCAGCCGCCATCCATGAGCGAACCGTCGGACGTTGACAGGCCCAACGGGATCCGTGTGGACGCCACGCTCCTGTTCCCCAGAACCTACGAGGGCGGGAGCCTGCGCGGCTGCGGGATACTCATCCGCGACGAACCGACACCATACCGGGTGATCGGCGACCCCATGCCCGTCGACGGCGGCATGACGCCGACCGACTGGAACATGAGCGTCCCCGTAACCCGAGGGGAGGGCTGATATGGCGATCAAGGTGAAACTCCACAAGGACGCGTTCGACGCGCTGCGCAACAGCGGGCCGGTGCTCGCCGAACTGGAACGGCAGGGCCGGCAGGTCGCCTCGCGCGCGAACGCGATGGCCTCGCCCACGCTGAAGGGCGCGAAGGGCTTCCGCGACGGCGGGCCGTTGTATGTGGCGAAGCCGGCGGAGGCGCAGTCGCATCGCGGACGCGTGGGCGTGATCACCTCGAACGCGGCCGCGATGATCGACAACCGCAAGCACCAGACCCTCCTCAGGGCGTTGAAGGGGTGACATGCCATGCCGACCACCGTCGACCCGGTCTCCATGACCGTCTCATGGCTCGCCGCGCATCCCGTAGAACGGATGCCGGTGTCCACCAATGTGCCGGCCGACCGCGACCCGCCGTTCATAACCGTGCGACGCACGGGAGGCGGTATCGACATGTTGCACGACATGCCGCTGCTGACCGTCCGCTGCTGGCACACGAGCGAGGCGAACGCCATGAATGCCGGACGCCTCACGCTCGACACGCTGCGGTGCATGGCATGCGAGCATCCCGCCGTCCACGCGCTGGACGCGCTCAGCCTGTACACGGACCGCGACCCGGACACGGGACGGTGGTACGCGGAACTGAACCTGCAGGTCGGCCTGGCGCCGACACTGCCCGAACTCCACTGAATCATTTTTTGAAAGGAGCCATCATCATGGCCATCGCGAACAACGCGCGCAACGTCAGCTACGGCAAACCCAAGTACGGGGGAGTGGCCTACCGCGCGCCCATCGGCACCCCGCTGCCGATCACATCCGACGAACCGCTCGACAGCGCGTTCGAGAACGTCGGCTATCTCAACGAGGACGGCATCAGCCTGGCCACGGACTCGAGCACCGCGAGCATCACCGACATGGGCGGCGTCACCGTGCTGACCATCGTGACCTCCAGTTCCGAGACGTACACGCTGGTGATGCTCGAGACCAACGAGCGAGCCGCCAAGGCCCGCTTCGGCGACACGAACGTCGAATCCGACCAGCTGGGCAACATGACCATCACCCACAACGGCCTGCCCACCGACCAGAGCTCGTGGGTGTTCGAGATCAGCCTGACCGGCAATCGGGCCGACCGGCTGGTCATCCCCAGCGCCAGCATCAGCGAGGCCGCCGAGATCACCTACAACCTGTCCGACGCGAAGGGCTGGGGCGTCACCCTCGCCGCGAACGCCGACAGCCGCATCGACGGCGGCACCAGCCGCGAATACATCGCCGCACTCATCGACGACGTCGAGATCGTCACCTCCACCGGCGACACCGCTCCCGAGTCGAGCATGACCGTGGCCGCCTCCCAGACCCTCGCCGTCAAGGTGCAGGTCGAGGGCAGGGGCGAGGTCAAGATCACCCAGGGCTTCACGGTCACGTCCAGCGCCCCGGAGACCCTGCTCGCCGAAGGCGTGAAGATCACCGCGAAGAAGCCCGGCAAGGCCACCGTCACCGTCACGGTCGGCGGCACGTCGAAGAGCTTCGACGTCACCGTCACCGCCGGCTGACCCATCCCATACGGCGCCCCGCACGCTTGCTCCTATCGGCGTGCGGGGCGCACCCATACCAACCCAGATAGGAGACACAAGCGACCACATGCTTTGAGATAGGAGACCATCATGACCACCACCGCGAAGACCGCCAAGCAGCTCGCCGACGAGCGCAAGTCGGACACCTTCGACTACAACGGTGCGACCTTCACCGTGCCCGACCGGGCGCTGCTCGGCGACGGTGAGCTCACCGGTCTGCTCCTCGGCGTCGAGGACGCCCAGGAGCGCGGTGACACCCGAGAGCTCACCGCGGACATCTACGCCGTCCTCCGCCTGCTCTACCCGCACGGCGCATGGCGCGGCGTACTGGCGAAACTGCGCGGCGACGACGGCCGCGTGCCCATCGACCAGATCCCCCTGTTCGTGAACTGCGCGATCGAGGCGATGAACCCAAACTCCTGACGCTCGTCCTCTACCTGCGCAAGACCCCCGATGCCTTGGACGCGGATCTGCGCAGGTACTACCGGACGAGCCTCGATATCACCGATTACGCGCTGCTGGCCGACCTGACCGCATGGCTCCCACAGGAGGCGGCCAGCCGGCGCGCACTCGTCGAACGCATGCCCCAGCTCGCCCAACCCGATGAAACGGATTCCGAACCGGACAATCCGAACGGGGTCGAGGCGTTCGACACACCCGAACAGCTCCTCGAGAAACTCAACCGGAGCCGCGTGAACATCACCTGAAGGAGGCATCATGGCGGACGGCGTGCAACTGGCGACCGCGTACGTGAACATCGAAGCCTCCACCAAGGGCCTCGGCAAACAGATCACCAAAGCCCTCGGCAAGGTCGACACGTCCGGGCAGGGGTCGAAGAGCGGCAAGGAGTGGGCCAGGGGCTTCGACAAGGCCGCGAGCGGTCTGAGCATCGGAGCGATAGCCGGCGTGGCGGCGAAGGCCACCGAACTGCTCGTCTCCGGTCTCGGCAAATACATGAACGCCGCCGTCGAGGCGTCCGACAGCACCGACAAGTTCAAGTCCACGCTTGACTTCGCCGGCGTGGACACGGCTACGATCGACCGGCTGACCAAATCGACGCAGGCGTATGCGGACGCGACCGTGTACGATCTGGCCGACATCCGCAACGTGACCGCCCAATTGGCCGCGAACGGGGTCAAGGACTACGACAAGCTCGCCGAGGCGGCCGGAAACCTCAACGCGGTCTCCGGAGGCAACGCCGAAACGTTCAAAAGCGTCGGCATGGTGCTCACCCAGACCGCCGGTCAGGGCAAGCTGACCACCGAGAACTTCAACCAGCTGTCGGACGCGATCCCGGGCGCCAGCGGCAAGATCCAGCAGGCCCTCAGGGACATGGGCGCCTACACGGGCAACTTCCGCGACGCCATGGAGAAGGGCGAGATCTCGGCCGAGGAATTCAACCGGGCGCTGATGGAGCTCGGCATGACCGATGCCGCGGTGGAGGCGGCCAAGTCCACGAAGACTTTCGAGGGCGCGGTAGGCAACTGGGACGCGGCCGTGCAGAAGCTCATCACCAAAGGTTTGGACGCGGTCAAACCCGCGTTCACCAAGGCGTTGGGCGGCGCGACCGACATCGTCTCGGATTTCACCGACGACATCAGCGACAACCTCGATGATCTGCAGAAGCGCTTCAGCAAGGCCGCGGACAGCCTACTCAAGGGGAACCTCGCGCAGGCCATCGGCGACGTGTTCGACCTCGACCCACGGGTCACCCGCGATCTAGGCGAGGCGTTCGATTCGATCGTCGACGGGTTCGGCGACATCACCGGCGAACTCAAGGAACTCACCCCCGGACTGGACGGGGCGAACAGCGTGTTCGGCCTGCTCGCCGGCACGTTGAAGACCATCAGCCCCCTGCTGCCCGTGATCGCCGACCTCGTGGGCGTGTTCGCCGACCTGCCCGAACCAGTGCAGGCGGCCGCGATCGGACTGGTCGCCTTCCACAAGCCGCTCGGAAACATCATCTCGATCGCCAGGGGCGCGGCCGGCGTGCTGGGCGGCATCGCGTCCGGCATCGCCGGAATCGGCTCCAAGTCGCAGGACGCGGCCGGCAAGGTCGGATCCGTGTCCGGCCAGCTCGACGGCGTCTCCTCCGCGAAGATCGGCGTGACCGCCGGACTGGTCACCGGCTACCTGGGGGCGGTCGCCAGCCAGGCGTCCGCAGCGCAACGCCAGGTCAAGGCGTTGGACGAGGCGTTCGAGACGTCGAACGGCGCGGAATCGTACTTCGACGCGCTCGAGGACCATGACACCGGCAAGCTCGGGTTCTTCGACCAGCTCGCCACATTCCAGATCCCCGGCATCAGCGACGGCACCCTGATGACCGCCCTGGACAACGCCAACGTGAGTCTAGACACGTTCCGCAGGGCGGTCGAGGGCGACGCGGACGCCATGGCCGAGCTCGACGCCGGCGCCGACAACTGGATCGAGGCGCTCGGCGGGCAGAACATGAAGCTCGCCACCGTCAGCGAGCAGGCCCACAAGCTGCGCGACGCGTACAAGGAGAACATCACCGCCATGGTCGAGGCCACGCAGACCGCGGACGGCATCGACCGGGCGTACGCGAACCTGTCGGCCGGCATGGGCGAGCTGGGCACCACGCTGAAGGCCAACGGCGACTCGCTCAACGACCTGTCGTCCATGAGCGACGCCAGCCGCGGCGCGCTGCAGCAATTCAGCGCGTCGGTCTGGCAGAACGTGGACAGCATCATCGCAAATGCCGACGCATACGGCGGCATGGACCAGGCGGTGCAGACCGCGAAGAACCGCGTCCAGGAGATGCGCGACGCGCTCATCGGCCAGCTGCAGGCCCTCGGGCAGACCCCGGAGCAGGCGGCCGCCGTCGCCGACGCATTGGGTCTGATCCCGTCGAACGTGACCACCGACGTGAGACTGAACGCGGACGATGCGAAGCTCGAGGTGCAGGCGTATCTGGACACGCTGAACCTGACGCCGGAGCAGAAGACCACGTTCATGCAGGCGCTCACCGACGCCGCCAACGGGAACATCGACGCGTTGAAGCTGAACATGGACACGCTGCCCGACATCGTGACCAGCTTCCTGAAGGCCGACCCGTCCGACGCGAACGCGCAGCTGAACGCGGTCAGCGCCCAGCTGCAATTGTTCGGACTCATGGAGCCCACGGCATTGCTGAAGGCGGACAATTCGGACGCCGAGGGCAAGACCGCGCAGGCCACCACGAGCGTCAGAACGTTCGGCACGCAGACGGCCACCGCCAAGGAGGACGCCGACAACAGCTCGGCCATCACCAAGACCGACGCGGCCAAGGGCAAGGTCCAGGAGTACGGCGGCATCAAGGCGACCGCGGTCGTCGACGTGATGGACAACGCCAGCGGCCCCCTGGACGGGATCCTCGGCAAGCTCGGCAGCATCGCGTCAGGCGCGTGGAACGCCGTGGTCAACATGGTCACCGGCGGAGGCAAGGCGTACGGTGGCCTGATCGACGGCGGCCGCGTCACCGGCCCCGGAAGCCGCGTGAGCGACACCGCGCAGATCACCCCGCTGAGCGCGGGCGAGTACGTGATCCGCGCCAAGAGCGCGAGCCGCATAGGCTACACGACCCTCGACCGGCTCAACAGGACCGGCACCCTCCCCGACACCGTCACGGCGCCGTCGTCCGTGCGGAAGACCGGGCGAACCGCCGTCGCCGGGTATGCGGACGAGCGCGTGGTCGCATTGCTGCAGCGGATCCTGCTCGAACTGGAGGCCGGACAGCGCATCGAGCTGGACGGGCGCGAGATGGGAAGGACGGTGCGCAGGTATGCGAACGCTTGAGCTTGTTTGCGGCACCAACGGCGAGACCATCAGGTTCGACGGCCCCGTGTACGGGGAGACCATGCCATCGTTGCGCGGCCGCCGCTGGGACTACGCGATCGGCCTGCGCGGCCTGTCCGGCGTCACCAGATCCAGCCGCGAACTCGACCTGACCGTCAAGACCACGGACCCCGCCGAATTGGATCGGATGCGCAGTTTGATGGACGCCGACATGGCCAACGGAAAACCCGGCACGCTGGTCGCCGACGGCGAATGGAAGGCCCGCGCCTACGTGACCGGCAGCGACGTCGACGAGATCACCCCACGACTGGTCACGGTCACGCTGACGGTCGTCCTGTTGGAGGGTGTGTGGCGTCGGGAGTCGACCACGCAGTACAATCCCGAGACGCTCGCCTCCTACACGGACCTCGATTACCCATTCGACTACGAGCATGACTGGTCGCCGAGCCTGCTCGCCAACACCGCCACGAACCCCGCATTGTCTCCGATGCCGTGCCGGCTCACCGTCTACGGGCCGGCCGCGGACCCGGAGATCACGATCGGCGGGAATGTGTACGCGGTGGACTGCGAGGTGCCATCCGGCGCCTACCTCGTGATCGACGGATTGAACCGCATGATCCGCCTGACCACGCTGGATGGCGATGTGGTCGACCACTTCCCGGACGGTCGCCGCGGAAGCGGCCTGGGCGGAGGCGAGTACTGCTTCCAACCCCTGCCGGCGGGCAAGTCCGAGGTGTCATGGACCGGCGGATACGGGTTCGACCTGACCGTGATCGAGGAAAGGGGCGAACCGCCATGGTCGATCTGATCGCCACCGACGCGCGACACCGGGACATGCTCGCGATCCGCGACTGCACGCTCGACCTCGCGTTCGGCGAGGACGAGAACGACTTCGAGCTGGCCGTGCACGATTCCGACGTCCGGTTGGAGGCTGGCGCGTTCGTGTACGTGGACGGCACCGAATACGGCGGGATCATCGACTCGACCGGCAGCAGCCTCGAGGACGGCGTCGCCGCCGTCGCCTACGAGGGGCGCACGTGGCACGGGCTGCTCGCCAGCCGCGTCATCCAACCGCCGTCCGGCCAGGATTACCGGACGGTATCCGGGGACGCGACCGACTGCATCCAGCAGGTCATCGACCATATCGGCCTGTCCGGTGTGATGACCACCAGTCCGGCGCGGGCGAGCGGGCTGACCGTATCCTCCTACAAGTTCGACCGGTACACCGACGCGTACACCGGAATCAGGAAGATGCTCGAATCGTGCGGAGGCAAGCTGCACATGGCCTACGATTCGGGCATGCTGCGCCTGTCCGCCATGCCCGTCGCCACCTATGGGGGCGTGGACAGCGACCTGCTCGACTACTCGTACGACCGCGACTGGCATCCCGTCAACCACCTGATCTGCCTCGGCACCGGCGAAGGCAGGGACCGCACCGTCGTCCACCTGTACGCCGACGGGAACGGAGAGGTGTCGCAGACCCAGTCGATCACCGGCCTGGACGAGGTGCAGGCCGTCTACGACTATTCGAACGCCGACCGTGACGAGCTATTGGAGAAAGGCCGGGAGAAGCTCGAGGCCCTGCAGGCGCAGGGCGGCGTGGACGTGCGGATCCACGACGGTCTCGACCTCGACATCGGCGACCTCGTCGCCAGCCACGACCGCCTGTCCGGCATCGACGTGACCGCCCAGGTCACCAAGAAGATCGTCAAGCTCGCGCACGGCGTGCTGACCGTGTCGTACGAATGCGGTACCGCCGGCACATCACGCACATCATTGACCGGGACGGCGGAGAGCACGCCCGGCGGACACCCCTACTACGCCGGCGACGGCCTGACCCTGACCGACTGGACGTTCAGCGCGGACGTGAACCAGCGGGACCTCGACGACGTCAGCATGCTGACCGCCGACGCGTACGAGAATGCGTCGAACGCGCAGCAGGTCGCGCAGGGAATCCGCGCTGACATCGACGCGGCGAGCCTGACCATCGGCACCGTCACCACCGGCGAATCCGGGGGACAGGCGTCCGCCAGCCTATCGGGCAGCGGACTGCAACACAAGCTGAACCTGACCCTCCCACGAGGACCGCAGGGCGCGCAGGGCAAAAAAGGCGACACCGGCCCGCAAGGCCCCAAGGGAGACACGGGCCTGCAGGGACCGACCGGCCCGGAAGGTATGAAGGGCGACACCGGCGCCGCCGGAGCTCAGGGCCCGCAGGGCGATCGCGGCCCGCAGGGCATCCAGGGTCCCAAGGGCGACAAGGGCGACAAGGGCGAAAGCGGCGTGACCACGCCGGCCGACGGCTTCTTCACCATGTCCGTGGACACGGACGGGAACCTGTGGGCGCATTACGCGCCGGCCGGAGAAGCACCGCCGTTCCGCTACGACACGGCGACCGGGGACCTCTACTACGACATCGAGGAGTGACGCATGGCATCGATACTCATCGGCAACGTGAAAGGCCCCAAGGGCGACAAGGGCGACACCGGCCCGCAGGGCCCGCAGGGCGCGCAGGGGCCGAAGGGAGACAAGGGCGATCCCGGCGAGGACGGCATGACCGCCGCGCAGGCGTTCCTCGCCGCCCACCCGATAGGCAGCATCCACCTGTCCTCGTCCTCGTCCGATCCCGGAAGCACGTATGGCGGCACATGGAGGAAACTCGACACGATGCTCGGATACGCGTGGGAAAGGACCGCATGATGCTCATCCATGATTGCGTGATACGCGACCGGACGATCACCGCGAGCCCGCGGCTGATCGTCCAGAACGGCGTCAATTCCGACGCGCTCCGCCTGACACCCGACGAGGAATACTCCCATGGGACCGTCACGCTCGTCATCGCCCGAGACGGGCGGTCGACCGCGATCCCGTGGCTCGGGACCCCGATACCGGTCCCGGGCGACATGCTCCAGGAGCCCGGCGAGATCCGGCTGACCGCGATCTGCCGTCCCGACGACGGCACCCGCATCGTGACCCGACGCATGGAGACCCCGTTGCTCGTGGTCCGCTCCGGCGACCTGACCGGCTCCTACGAGCCCGGCGACCCCGCCCTCGACGAGGTCGAGCAGGCCGTCGCGGACGCCCGCGAGGCCACGCGAGCCGCGTTGGACGCGGCCGCGCGATGCAACACCATCATCCTGACCGACGGCCGTCCAGCCGCCGGCGGCAAGGCCAACGACCTCGCCATCAGCGCCTCTGACGGGACGCTGTGGCGCTACGAGGACACGGAAACGAACAGATAAGGAGAACGACATGGCATTGCAATGGACCGAGAAGGGCAGTCTGAAGGGCCCCAAGGGAGACAAGGGCGACACCGGGCCCAGGGGCGCCGCCGGCGCGTCGATGCGCACCGCCCGCAGCGACGTCCAACCCAACAGCGACGTGAGCCTCGACCAGATCACCCCGTCCGCGAACATCGCCGTGGACGACCTGATCCTGGACACCGCCGGACAGGTGTACGCGGTCGCGAGCGTCCAGGAGGGCGTGAGCGTGCACGTCGGCCAGCAGCTCGACGTCGACCTGAAGGGCCCCAGGGGCGACACGGGGCCCGCGGGAGCGGACGGCAAGGACGGCACCGGGGTCACCATCCTCGGCAGCTACGACGACGCCGGCTCGCTCGGACAGGCGCATCCGACCGGCAGCCCCGGCGACGCGTACCTCGTGGCCGGCGACCTGTACGTGTGGAGCGCGTCGGAATCCGCCTGGAAGAACGTCGGCACCATCCAGGGGCCGCAGGGCCCCAAGGGCGACACCGGAGTCCAGGGGGAGAAGGGCGACACCGGCGAACGAGGCCCGGCCGGCCCCGGCATCACTGTCGGCAGCGGCGCGCCCGTCCAGCCCGGCGCGGCCGGCGAGACCTACATCGACATCCTGTCCGGCACTGTCTACCAGTACACCGATCAGCAGTAAGGAGACGATCATGGCATGGACATCCAAAGGCTCGCTCAAAGGCCCCAAGGGCGATACCGGGGCCACCGGCCCGCAGGGCGAACGCGGCCCGCAGGGCATCCAGGGCCCACAGGGCGAGAAGGGCGACACCGGTGCGCGGGGTCCCAAGGGCGACACTGGGGCGCGCGGCGTCGGCATCCGCTGCGGGTCCGGGGCGCCGTCCGGCACCGCCGGCGCCGGCGAGCTGTACATCGACACCTCCACGGGCGACCTTTACGAGTACGAGGCGTAGACGATGGGATGGGTGAAACGCTGCACGCTCAAAGGCCCCAAGGGCGACACCGGCGCCACCGGTCCCCAAGGCCCCACGGGCCCGCGGGGAGCGACCGGCGCCACCGGAGCCAAGGGCGATACCGGCGCCACCGGACCATCCGGGCCCGGTTTCTCGTCAGCCACGGCCAGCGTGGACGCGAACACGGGCACGCCCAGCGTGACCGTCACCAAAAGCGGCAGCGGCGCGAGCCAATCCATCGCGTTCGCGTTCCACAACCTCAAGGGAGCCCAGGGACCGAAAGGCGCGACCGGAGCGCAGGGCCCGCAGGGTCCCAAAGGCGATACGGGGCCGCAGGGGCCGGCGGCGACGACGAGCCAATGCTTCCTCGCCGCCCACCCGGTCGGTTCGATCTTCGAATGGAACAAAAACCAGAATCCCGGCACCACGTACGGCGGTACGTGGCAGGAGGCGGGCCGCGGCATGGACAGCGCCTACCGGTGGCTGCGCACCGCATAGCGAACGAAGCAAACTGAAAGGAAACATCATCATGGCAAGCGAGCTCATCACCGGATTCGCCGGAAGACCTCACGTCGGCTCGGACGACGTGGGAGCGTTCCAGGCGGGCATCCTCGGCGTCGGCAGCTACGTGCTGCAGACCGGCCAGCAGTTGAAGGCCACCGTCGCGTCGGCGAACAAGGTCACGATCGGCACCGGCGACCTGGTCATGAACGGGCGGCACGTGCGCATGGCCACCGCCACCGACCTGACCATCCAGAACGGCAGCCAGGGGCAGAAGCGCAACGACCTGATCGTCTGCCGCTATAGCAAGGCGTCGGACGGCAAGGAGACCGCCACGCTGGTCGTCGTCAAGGGCACCGCCACAAGCGGCACCCCCGCGGACCCGTCCTCCAACAAGACATCGATCCTGGACGGCGCCAGCGTCAGCGACATGCCCCTGTACCGCATCCCCATCACCAATCTGTCGGTCGGCACGCCCGTCCAACTCTTCAAAGTCCTCACGCCACTAGACACCGTGGGGGATTCCGTAACCCAGTCGGGTTGGCAGTCGTTGGAGATGCTGAATGGGTTCACCGCCGCGCAGGGGTGGGGTGTGCGTGGACTGATGATCAAGCGCATCGGCAGTCTGGTGAGCCTGTACGGGATGGTCCGTCGCACGGACGGCTGGGAGGACGGGTATCAGGTGGCCCGCATCCCGGAGGGGATGAGGCCCTCGTACAGGGTGTGTGCGCCAACCCTGTACCTGAACGAGGGCCTGTCCTCGATCGGCGAGCAGTCCGACAATCCCGACCTGTCCACACTCAGATTCGGTTACACGCATTACGGCGACGGTGCTCAGGCCACGCTCGTCAACATGATGTGGATGCTCTAGACCGTGATCCACGAGCCGAGGACCGCGTACTGGTATCCGATAGCCGCCGATCCGCTCAGCCAGCATTCGCCATCGGAGTTGCAACGAATGTTCCATAGCTGTCCGTTGTTGCCCGCTATCAGGATTGTGCCGGCGGACGCTGGGCGGAAACCATCCGGTACCGTCTCGTTCACCTTCTGATTCGTGATTCCGCTGAAGTTGGAGGTGACCGCGATGATGCCGCTCGCGGTCACCACGTCGCCGACGCGATCCAGCCTGATGGACGAAGACGAATACGGCACCGGCATCGTCGCAAAGGCGTGGGTTACGGAATGCTAGATGATTCCGAGCGCGTACCATATGGCGAATATATCCACACTGTTGGGCTGGCTGTCGTTGTTGCGTACGAACACGTCCATACCGCTTTCCGTTACGTTTTTGCAAGAGCCAGTGGTTATGACGTCGCCGCCGTTCACCCATGTGGCCAGAACGGTCTTGAACGGCTGGTTGAAGGTCACATGCCGCTGCAGCCACCTACCGCCTGCTAGAGAGTTCTTGACTATCGGGATAGCGGCACTGTAGAGACGCCAGTTGAGGGTTACGGAATGCTAGGCCGCCCATACGGCAATCCAGCTGACCGCGCAATCGAACCCGCCGGCCCAGTCTCCTAGATCACGACGGTAGAACCGCAACTGGAATCCCTCCTTGGTCGTGTCCCATACCGTCGGGATGACGTACCGTCCGCGATTTTCGTCGCCCGACCATCTCGCAATGGTCGCGGTGACGGCCAAAGGAGGAGCGTCATGCGGATGAGCGAACTTGATATAGGAAGCTCCAACAGCGCTCGGCTTAACGCTAAGAGTCCCGGCCTCTATCATCTGGGTTACGGAATGCTTTAGGCCATGATGCTGCGTTCCCATGTCCGTTGTGCTTCCTTGAGCACGTCGAGGTCGGGGCGCAGGTAGTAGCGTGCGGTGGTCTCGATCGAGCTGTGCCCGAGGGCGCGGCTGACCACGGCCACATCGACGCCGGCGGCCAGCGCGGTGGTCGCCCAACTGTGGCGCAGATTGCGTCGCGGCACGCATGGCAGTCCCTGGCTGCGGCACCATGCGCGGTAGCGTCGGTCGACCTGGCCGGGGTTGAGCCCTCCGGTCAGGCGTCCCTTGCCCTTGATCTGCCGCAATCGCAGTACGGCGAACCGGGGGAGCACGACCGTGCGCCGGCTCAGGTCGGTCTTCGGCTCGACCACCACCTCGCGCCCGCTGACCCATTGGACGCCGCGTCGGATGCGCACGTGCCCGCTCCTGAGGTCGATGTCCTCCCATTCCAGGCCGAGGGCCTCCTCGGTCCTCAGACCGAGGCACACGCCGCAGATCAGCCACGCCTCCAGCTCGTGGCCCCAGAACCCGCGCAGGAGGGTGCGCAGTTGCCCGGTGTCAAGGGTCGAGGGCTGGTAGTCGCCGCGTCTGGGCGGCGCGACCCGGCGTGTGACGTCCGTGTTGAGCAGCCCCCAGCGGATGGCCTTACGCAGCATGGCGCGCAGCACGCTCCATGCCTTGCGCGCGGCGCCGCGCGACCGTATGCCGGCGAGCCATGACTCGACGGTCTCCACATCGATGTCCTCCATGTCGATGTGGCCGAGCGCGGGCATGATGTGCCGTCGCCAGGCGGATTCGTAGCCGATCCTGGTGCACTCGCGCAGGTGCTCGATCCCAGGAAGCCAATGGTCGTCGTGGAACACGGAAAGCAGCATTTTTACCTCGTTTCGATTCATAAAACCCACACGCCAGCGCGGCCGGTCCGCACGGTACGCCGTGTGGGTTTTCTCACCTTAGGAAGGACTCCCGTAATGGATCCGATCGTCCAGTCCGTCATCATCTGGATCATCACCGGGCTCCTGGGGGCGGCCGTGGGCGCGGCGGTCTCGTGGTGGCGTGGAAGCCGCCGCCACGACAGGGCGCTCGAGGCCGGGGTGCGCGAGCTGCTGCTGTGCAAGCTGGAGCAATTGCGCGCGCAGATGGTCGCGGGGGGAGGCGTCGCGGACGAGGATCTCAAGTCGCGCAGCCAGCGGATCTACGACGCCTACCACGGTCTGGACGGCAACGGTCACGGGACCGCGATCAACGACGACATCCAGCACGCGCCCATCAGACCACGCGGATAGGGCGTATCAAGTTTGGCCACGACGACCGTCGTGGCCTTTTCCATATCCACCAGAAAGGAAGGAAAAGAGAGTGACCATACTCAACAAGAGTAAGCCGCGACATGTGGCTGCTGGCAAGCCCCGCAAGCCGACCGTGCTGGCCCGCATCATCGCCATGATCGTCGCCGTGCTGCTCGGCGCCTCGCCGGCGACCGCCCTGGCCGCGATGAACGGCTACGACGTCAGCAACTGGCAGTGCGGCATTAACACGGCCGCGGTGCCGGGCGACTTCGTCGTGGTCGGCACCACGTGGGGCACCGGCGGTTTCAACAACAGCTGTCTGGTCAACGGCGTGAACACTGACGCGAACCGGCAGCTGCAGACCGCGATGAGCGCGGGCAAGCGCACCGGCGTCTACCATTACGCCATGGGCGGCAACCCCGAGGCCGAGGCCACGTTCTTCGTGGACAACGTGCGCGGCTACGTCGGCAAGAGCATCCTGGTCCTGGACTGGGAGCAGGTCGACAATCCCGCGTGGGGAGACACGAGCTGGCCGCGCCGTTGGGCCGCGAAGGTCAAGCAGTTGACCGGCGTCAATCCGATCATCTACGTGCAGGACAGCGCGTACTGGCAGGTCGCCGGCATGGAGCAGTCCCACAACACCGGCATCTGGATCGCCCAGTACGCGTCGATGGACGCGACCGGCTACCAGTCGAACCCGTGGAACAACGGGATGCGCGGCGAGGTCATGCGCCAGTACACCAGTTCGGGCGTGCTGCCCGGCTGGAGCGGCCGCCTCGACCTGGACATCTTCAACGGTACCCCGGAACAGTGGGACAAGTACGTCAACCCTGACGGTGACGTGCAGCCGCTCCCGCAGCCCGACACCGACACCGGTTCCGGGTCCGGGGCCGCGACGACCGAGTTCTGCGTGACCGTGGCTTCCGGCGACACCGTCAGCGGCATCGCGCAGCGCACCGGCCATCTCCCGTGGACCGCGTGGCGCGTGCCCAGCGGCGACCCGGCCCGCATCTGGCCGGGCGACCGGATCTGCTATGGCGGGACCGGCACGGTCTCCGCCGGCCAGTCCACCACGTCGGGCGGCACGTACACCGTGAAGAGCGGTGACTGCCTGTCGGCCGTGTTCGGCAGTCGCTGGCCGTCGATCGCCGCGCTCAACGGACTTGTGTCGCCGTACACGATCTACCCCGGACAGGTCCTGAAGACCGACGGCGGCGCCACCGCCTCCGCGTCCGGCGGGTCCCGCACCGTCACCGTGCGGTCGGGCGACACCCTGTCCGGCATCGCCGCGCGTCTCGGCATCAGCTGGACCCAGCTCACCGGATACCGTTCCGGCAATCCGAGCCTGATCTATCCGGGCGAGGTCCTGCACTACTAGCCCATCATGGCCCGCATCCGCCACGGGTGCGGGCCCCATATTCATAAGGAGACCAATCATGGACGACGAAGAAAAGACCACTGGGTATCTCATCCCGGACAAGGTGTATGACGTGCTCAAACGGGTGGGTCTGATCGCACTGCCCGCATCGGCCGTGTGCGTGCAGACCATCGGCACCGCCGCGGACTGGACGGGCACCGACCTGACCGTCACCATCCTGACCTCCCTGGGCACCCTCGTCGGCGCACTCATCGGCGCCAGTGCCATCAAGGCGCGACGCACGACACAGGAGTGACCTGCGTCTCGCAGTATCACAGCGCCCCGCTTCACCCGCACACGCTGCGGGGGAGCGGGGCGCTTTTCGCGTTTCTGGAACGTCTGCGCGTCGGCGTGTCGTCGGGGCGTCCTTGCCCACTCCGTGCCCACATCTTGCCCACATTTTTCGGAAAACCCGAGTAAATCCGGGTAAACCCGAGTAAACCGAAGAGGTGGCGTGAGCCCTACTCCCGCTTAGCAAAAGAGCCGGTTCCCGTTAATTCGGGAACCGGCTCAATCTGTGTCCGGAGCGGGACTTGAACCCGCAACCGCACGTCCTGAAACCCTTGATTTTCCAAGGCTTACGCGGTCAGTATACCCTCCCGTGCCCACATGTTGCCCACATTCGCGTCGATGAGCAGCCGGTTCATGCTCTCCGACACCGCGTCCAGATCGTCGTCGAAAAGATCCGCGTACACGTCCAGGGTCATGGCCGCGCTCGCGTGCCCGAGCTGCCTTTGGACGGCCTTGACGTTCGCGCCGCTCCTGACCATGAGGCTGGCTGCGGTGTGTCGCAGGTCGTGGACGGTCATGCGCGGCACGCCGGCCGCGTCGCACGCGCGCGTGAACCAACTGGACCCGGTCTTGGGCGAATCGACCTGCATGACATACCCGGTCGGACTGGTCGGATCCGCGAACAGCAGATCATCGTCCCCCTTCCCTCGTACCGGCAGCAGCGGGCCGAGCATGGCGGGGAACATGACGGTGCGCAGTTCGTGGGTCTTCGGCGTGCCGACGACGATTTTGCGCCTGACTTCGGTGGCGCTCTTGTTGATGTCGAACCGGCGCCGGTCGAGGTCCACGTCGCGGATGGTCAGCCCGGTCGCCTCGCCCCACCGCAACCCGGTCAGCCCGAGCGTCAGCACGAACACACGGTATGGGCCGCACGCGTCCGCGAGGGCGAACAATTGCCGGGCGTTCAGGTAGGTGTGTCTGGTGCGCCGTGGTTTGCGGGGCAGGCTGACGCCGCGCGCGGGATTATGGGGGATGAGGTTGTCGGCCACGGCGTCGTCGAGGATCCCGGCGAGGATGCCGTACGCCCTGAGGACGACGCTCGCGCTCTTCGCCTTGCCGTCGACGCGCCCGTGTGTCATGTCGCCGACCCACTGCTGCACGCCGGCGCGCGAGACCTTGCCGATGCGGATGTTCGCCCAATACGCGGCCACGTACTTGCCGTACGCGCCCTCCAGGTCGTCGAGGTAGCTGGGTTTCGCGTTCACCTTCTTCTTCGCGATCCACGCGGGCCACAGGTCGCCTATGGTGCTCTTCGCGCTCGCGGGATCCACGTAGGAGCCCTTGGCGATGGCGACGGTCACATGGTCGGCCTCCCACAATTGGGCGTCCTTCTTGCGTTTGAAGCCGCGGCGGTCGGTCTGCGTGCCGTCGGGTTTCCTGTATCTGACGCGGTAGCGGAGCTCGCCGCTTCCTGTTCTGTAGGTGGATATCGACATTGATGCTCCTTTGATGCACTGGTTTTTGGATGCTTCGTTTTTTTAATGCGTATTTTTGTGATGCTTTTGGCGTAGCGCGGCGTGTATGTACCGCTGACTATGTACAGTGTGAGTACGTGAGGAAAGGACAGGCCATGGCAATCCGTAAGTCGGAGCAGGCGAAGCCTGCCGAAAAACGCAGCATGAACCAGACCGAATACTGGAAGAGTCTTTCGCGCTCTTTCGACAAGCAGTTCGTCGATGAGGCCCGCAGCAAGTATGACAAGCGAAAGCGACTGCAGGTGGCTTGAAGTCTCGCCCGATTATTACGGGCGACTCCAGCAATTCGAATGCGCCGTCCCTTCGGACGGCTTTTTCTTGGGCGCTAAGAAGAAGCACGGCAAGTACTACCACGAATACCAACTTGAAGTGCAGAACACAATCAGGGGTTTCCGCAAATGCGACCCTCTGAGTCAGTGGGCGCATATCTGTGTGTCCGCCGGCCAGGACGGCAACGACCGTATCCTTTCGTTCGTCTGGTTCGGAATAATCAACGGGCGCAAGACGGACGGGGACGGAACGTACATGGTCGGATACATAGCGCGCGAGCGTTCCGCGAGGGGATGCCGGTTCGGCGACTTCACGCTCAAGCACGCTTTGCGGGTCATGAAGCTGGACTGTGCGCAGAGCGGCCGTGACGACGCCATTGGCGCGAGGGTCGCCCCGGACAATCAGGAGAGCATGGCCCTGTTCCTCCGTAATGGGTTTCATGATACGGGCGAGGATCCGAACGAGCCGTCGTATCACAGGCTCATACGTTTCGGATTCGACGACGTGTGACGTGGATATCGACATTTGGGTGTGCTCCATCCTCCGCTTCGATGCTAGGATGGCGAATCGAAGCGGCTAAAACGTGGTAATGGTTTTACTGTCTTCACCGCCCTTCACGGCGTTGCAGCGCCGTGAAGGGCTTTTTCGTGTTCATGCGGGGATCATGTCATGCAGCAGCCTCCTGTAATCCTCGACCACCTGCAGCGTCACATCCAGCTCACACGCGATCCGATACGCGTCACCCTCGCAGATGGCTTCGGCGCTCGCGTACTCCAAGGGATTGATGAGCCTGAGCGCGGTCTCGCGTCTCGCCCGGCGTTCGGCCTTGGCCCCGTATGGGGTGCCGCAGCCGATGTCGTGGTATCGGGCGTGGACGAGCTCATGGCAGAGCGTGCAGCGTCGCTGGAAGTCCGGCAACGACTCATCCAGGATAATGAGCCGCGCCGGCTCGTAATAGACGCCGCACAAACCGTTGGGCAGGCGCCGCTCCTCGACACGGATGCCCAGGGTGGACGCCTCATGCATCAGCTGCTCCGTTGTGGTCCCTTTCGCTGATTTGACTATCAATCCGACAGATGTGAAACTAAGGGCAGCTCATCTGCCTAGTTGTAGAAGGAGTTCTCCTGGGTCGCTGCGGCGGCCCTTGCTTCGTTTCTGAATATATCGGGCTTGCGTCTAATACGGTCTAAGTAGATCTCAATCCGTCTCGCGTGCATCCGTCTATGCGGCCAGCTCGTGCTCGGCGCGTGCCGGCAGCTCCGAATAGGGGATTACGGTGACGCCGCAATTCATGAACGCTTCGAACGCCATGGACTGCAAAGGGCCTTCACGGTCGTCTCCGATGACTATGAGCTTCGAATCCCTGCGTTCGGCGGCCCTGCGCGTGTCCTCCCAATCCCACATGATGCGTGTGACCGCGTCCTTATCGAAATGGTTCGGCGCCTGGCAGAACCGTGTGGGGTGCTTGGCGCTGCGTTGGAACAGGAAATCGAAGCTGTGCTCGTAGTTCGACACGCCCCTGATGCTCACGCTCGGCGTGTAGAACACGTTGCACTGGTCCAGCATCGACGCGACGTCATCGGCGAAATCCTCCGAGACACGGCGCTGCGCCGATTCCATCATCCCGCCGATGTGGGTGAGCGTCTGCACATACCTGTTCATGGCATCGGCATGATTCCTATCGGCTTCCAGCGTTATGTCACCGTTGACGATGCTCGCGCCGAACCGGCGTGCGATCCGTTCCATCCGCTCGCGTCTCGCCGGCGTCAGGGAAACACCGTTCATCCGGAACGACTCCAGGGTGAAACCATCGTCGGTGAACATGATGGAGCCATTGGAGTCCTTCGCGTAGAAGCACAGGTCGTCGTTCGAATCATCCAGGAACGGCATGGTGATCTCGCGCCATTCGCCGAACGATCTCGTGGACGATTCACGCCTGAGCCATTCCGTGTACTCGTCGACCAGGCCGTCGACATCGGAAAGACCAGGCATGAGGCCATCCGTCTTCACCATGGTGCTCATAGCATGCTCTCCTGAAATATCGGTTTTCGTATCACGTTGAACTTGTCCAACAATGCAATGGTATCCTCAGCGAACCCCTCAGATTCCAGATTCGCCGGAAACGCCACCCAATCATCCAAACCCTCCGTGTACACATGCCAATGAGTGCCGCCGATGCGCTCGCCGTCGGGGTTCTGGTGCGGCTGCCCATTCACGCAGAGCCGAAGCAGCGGGATCCCGAGTCTTGTGATGCGGGCCGACACCGAATGGCGTCCCTTGTTGATGCTCCCACGGTACAGGGCGATGATGAAATCCTCATCGTCGGAATCCGACTGGACATGGAATTCGGCGTTCTTCTCTCCTTCGGCGGGCATGCAGAACACCTGTTCCACCGCGTGCTTGACCTCGCTGATAAGACGGTCGGCCTCATCCTGGGAGAGCGTGAACCTCGGAACGCGATTCTTTCTCCTGCCCATCAGTTCAATCCTCCTTGTTCGATGTCATTGCGTCGTCCTGTTCCCGTTTCTCGGCGATACGCCGGCTGATGCGGTACTCCTCGGCCTCCGGTTCGACCCGATACTCGACCACGGCCACGTTCTTCTCCTTGAGCTTGTCGAGCACCTCCTGCGGCGTGCAGTAGTAGAACTCTTTACGTGCGTTCACCTTGTTCACTCGTCGATCCTCGAACTCGTGGTGCAGCATCGTTTCCAGCGACACCGCGTCCTTGGAGAAGAACAGGGCGTGCACATCGAACTTGAACGGCACCGACGCGTCCGACAATTCCCGCACTCTGTCCATCGGATCCAAACGACGGGTCATGCCGATCTTGACCATGCGCTCGCCGAACGCGCCCACGTCGCTGATGACGTACACGTAGCCGGCGCGGATGTTCGCCGCACGATAGTCCACATCGTTGATGGACTTGTTAATCTCCGCCAGACGAGCCTCGAGCTTCGCGGCCTCCTCATGGTTGCCCTGTTCCTTCATCTTCTCGAGCACGTTCTGGTAGTGCTCCTGCTCCTTGCGCAGGCGCGCCATCTCGGCCTCGAGTTCCTTCTGGGCCTTGGCCTGTTCGCGCAGTTCCGCCTTGCGTTCGCGTTCGGCCTCCTTCTCGGCTTGGACGGCCTGCATGTACTGCGCGGTCAGCTGCAGCTCCTCGATGCGCAGATGCTGGTACTCCCAGGTGATGTACAGATCGATGAACTTGCCGAACCGTTCGATGCGTTCATGGCAGCGGTCGAGTCGTTTGATGGACGTGTCGAGATTGCCGGCTTTGACGCTTTTCACGCAGTTCTCGGCCTCGGCGTTGTACAGGCTGAGCGCCATGCGCGACATGTCATTGAGGAACTTCTTGCCTTTCGAAACGGAATTGTTGAACGTGAACCCGGTCGTAACGTGCACCGCGGTCTTGTTCTTGACCATGGACTTCTGCTTCATCTTGTTCTCGGCGAGTTTGGCCGACAGTTCCACCGAGTTCTCGGCCGGGTTCTCATAATCGTAGAACCCCTCTTCCTGGAATTCGGCATAGTCGCGAAGGTTCAGCACGGTCTTGTTCAGTTCGCGCAATTCGGCGCGCCTGGAGTCGACGTCACCGTTGAGCCTATCCAGATCCGCGCTAAGCCTACGGATAAGCTCATCCCGTTGTTTGACGTCCATGCCGCCGAGCTGATTGATACGTACGGTCATATCACTGTTGTCGGCATACAGTCGCTGATTGTCCGCCGTCAGTCTGGCGACCTCTTCGCGGAGACGCAGAATCTCCTTCTTCCGGCCGAACAGGGGGACGCTCGCAGGTGGTGCGAATTGAGGCGCCGGCTGAGGCGCTGCGTTCTGCCGCGATTCCTCCTCCTGCATGATCTGTTGGCGTAGCAGCAATTCATCGCGCTGCATCGGAATGCCGCGTGCGAAAGAATCGTCGTCCCTGCTGTGCTTTCCCATGATTTCCCTTCCTTGATTAGTCTCTTGGCGTCTCTGCCTCGAGTTCCTTGTTGTCGTCATTGTTGGCCGCAAGATCGTATAGATCCGGATTGGCGGCAATCTGATCAGCGATTTCTTCGTCGCCAGAAACATATGGTCCTAGTTCCGACACAAGTCTACGATTTGCTCGTTCGACAATATCGCCTAGGTTGACGCCTATGTATTCGCATACTTCTTGGGCAACATCAATTGCTATAGGTGGTTTTGCATTAAGCCACCGAGAGAGGTTTGCTTTTTGCCGTCCGATGGCCGCTGCTACATCGGCTTGATTCAAGCCTCTTGTGACAATTGCGCCTTTCAGTTCGGCGCATACATAGCGACTGAACAGTTGCGCGCGTTCTTCAAGTTCGTTGTCCATGTAGACATCATACATGCGAGATTAATTAACTGCAATGTCGATTTAGGCATGTTTTTGGCTTGACAAATGATTAATCAATCAATATGGTTGTCTGTATGAACAATCAAGACGTTGATGTTTGGCTTGGCAAAAAAGTCGACCAAATTATTGAAGATGGTGGATTCAAGGTCAAGGCAATAGCCGAGAAGACCGGAATCCCTATCAGCACTCTTGCTTCGAAACGCAAGGCTTACAGCCACTTTACGTTCTCGGAGATTTACAAGATTGCTCGTGCCACCAATACTCCGCCGTCAGAATTTATTCCGCCTCAGTTCAAGTCCGAGGCGTTCGCGGAAGGAGGGGAGTGATGAGTCTCCAGAACATTACCGACCTGTTCCAGACGTTGGGCATCGTGGTATTGACCCTGTGGGTCGCGTCGATCCGTGGCGAACTCAGAGACGCCGAATCCGGGATCCGTGACGGCATTCGAAACGTTTTCGAGTTCCGCCCTTGGATCTATTCCGACCAGGATACAGGCCGGCTTTTTCTGGCAGGGAGTCTTTCCAGTACCCGTCTCTGCGGGTCCACGACCCTTCGGACCACTGACGATGGAACAGCATATTGGCTAGATGAACTGCCCGCGCGTGAGGCTTCCATCTCCAATTTTCAAATTCGGCAAGCGGAGGTGAATCATGAAGGTTCACGGTGATTCGCTTCGCGCAAGCCACCGGCCTGCAAAGAATCCTGGACGGCTGACGCCATACGAGAAGAAGCCTGGATTTCTCGCCGGTCTGCCGAACGCGAAGAGACACGTATCCATTCTCCCTGTCTATGTAATCCGCATAGCCGGAATACCGTGGATCGGGAATTCCCGAGCATCCATCAATCGGGGAAAGCTCGACGATTCTCATGGAGAAATCGGAGGACGTTCTTATCGTTATCACGCCTTCGTCTTCCCCGTTTTTCGCGACCTTCATCGATATGTTTTCGGTCGGCAGCATCGACTCGTTCCTCAACACCTGCCATATCAAAAACGCGAACGAGAAGACAGTGATTATGGCCAGGAGCCAATCGCCGATGTTCCACGTGGACAGGGATGCCATGATTCTTCTCCTAACCTGGCCGGTTCGCGTCTGGACCACGCGGGCCTTGTAGCCATCCAGTTTAGGAGGGGGCCGGGCGGTTCTCCTAACGCCGCCCGGCGTATTCCGTTGTTTATCGTTCCTGGAGGTGAGTGAGTGATGGCCGTATCGGAGATGGCTTCGGTTACCTGGTCGCCGCAGCAGGCGGCCGATTGCCTGGGCAGGTCGGTGAAGACGATGGCGAAGTGGCGAAGCCTCGGACAGGGGCCGGCGTATCTGCGTGACAGCGTGAGCGGTCGCATCAGCTATGTGCCGGGCGTGGTGCTCGCCTGGAAGAAGGCGAACACGCAGCGGCGCACGGAGACCATGCTCGGTGATTGCAGGAGGCTCAAATGAGCAGGCATCGCAGGCCGGTGACGCTGACCGTGAAGCAGCGTGAGCAGAAGCTGGCGTTCTGCATCGTGATGGGTGCCGCGCTCGTCCTGCTGGCGGGCTGGGGGCTGGTCTGGTGGGTCGCCGGGTTGGCGGACGGCGCGTTCAGCGTCCTGCATTTCGCTGCGTTCGTGTTTGGCGGTCTGCTGGGCGTGACGCTGCTGTCGATCGCCGACCGTGAGGGCGGAGAGTAGAAAGTCTTGCCCGACGTCCTTCTACTTTCCTCGTCGGGCGGCGTGAAGGAAAACACGTACAAACCGGTGCCAATAACAGAAGATCGCGCGGACGTCGTCAGGATGTGTCCCCAGCCGTCGTGGCGTCCGCGCATTGGCCGGCGCCCCACCGCGTGGGGTACGGCGGCCGGAGCGGGGCGACTCCTTTCCCTCTGACGGTGGTGTTGCCATTCCGTCCCGTTCCGGCGTGCCGGGTTCGACTCCCGGTGCCGGCCCGAAAGGAGGCGTCATGAAGCCGAAATTTTCAGAGAACGAACTTGAGCAGTTGTACGCGATCGCGTGCGACCAAGGCTGGGATTCGCTGGAGCAGTCCGAGCGCATCGCGCTGGGACGCTGGTGCACGCGCACCGGCAGGAAGCGTCCCGGAACGGTGCCGAACCCCGGGGCCGCCGCGCCGGTGGCAGTGAAACCGGTGAACGGCGGCGTGGATCATCCCGATGCGGCCGGCATGCCCCGAAGGGACGAGAGGACCGAGGAGGATCTCCGGTTGCTGAAAACGGTGAGACTGCTCGAGGATTTCCCGGACGACATCATCACGGGTCGTCCGCCGTCCGCCTACGAGGACGCCGCCAAGGCCTTGCGCACGTTCCGCAAGCCCGGCGTGGTGGCTGACGGTTTGTCGCGCAAGCGCGCGATGGAGCTGCGGCGCAGCATCCGCCGTGGCGCGTCTGTCGCCTGGCGCCCGGCTGGCTCGTATCGCGCGGAGACCGCGCCGGATCACGATCATGACGGGTGTTTCCGCGTGATCGCCCAGTATCTGGGAGGCGAGTGATGGCCGGCGAGACCACGTTGACGATCATCGGCAATCTGACCGCCGACCCCGAGCTGCGTTCGATTTCGACCGGCGCGTCCGTGTGCAATTTCACGATCGCCGCCACCCCGCGGACGTTCAACCGTCAGTCGGGACAGTGGGAGGACGGACAGGCGTTGTTCATGCGCTGCACCGCGTGGCGCGAGCTCGCTGAACACATCAGCCGTAGCCTGGCCAAGGGCATGCGCGTCATCGCCCATGGCGTGCTTTCGCAGGAGACCTTCCAGGCGAACGACGGGACGAACCGCACGGTCGTGAAGCTCACGGTCGATG